TTAAGGAAGATGAGCGAACAGTACCTGTCATGGGACGGCAAGGAGGCCAGTGACCTGCACGGTATAGGCAAGTATGGTTCTGACAGTTACCAGATATTCTTCCACGATCACATACCACCCAATGTGCAGGACAAGGAACTGAAGAAATACATTGACAAACTCTTAGGATAGTTTATAATAGTGATATGTTTGAAAAATACAAAGATGGAGATCTTATCACTCTAAAGTTAATGCATGGTGAGGAAGTTATAGGCACCCTGCAATCACAAACCGAAACAACACTAGAGATTAAAAAGGCACTGACACTGATGCAAGGTCCACAAGGACTTGCGTTTGGTACATTCTTCTCTACTGCTGACCAAGATATAGATATTTCACTGGCAAAAGACAAGATACAGTGTATTTCAGTTGTCAACGACAAGATATCTGCAGAATACAAGAAAGTTTTTACTACTGTGGTCGTTCCTGACAAACCAAAGATCATCGTATAGTGTCGCATTTTGGGAAACACAGCAAGAGCATAGAGACGCTTATCGATGTGACAGAAGCCATGCTACATGTTATGGAACAAAAAGGAATAGATCCAGAGAAAGTGTCCAAGAGTACTGAGTTCTCTGTGCTGATACATTTTTTAAAAAGCATCATTGACGGAGAGTTAAATATACCAAACGAGCTCACTGACACACTAAGACAGAAATCGGAAGAATTAGGATTTGATCTTGAGGATATCAAGAAAAGATTAAACTAATGAGAGGACTTAAAGGCTTTCATCCCTCTATAAACACTCTGCAAGTCATCAATAACAGGAGAAACGATGACTTATCAATCAACTAANACATACGGACACAACNNAGGCCTGGCCTGTGTGTTCAGACAACCCAATGCGGATCACTCACACTGCCATCTGCTACANGGATATTCACTNGCATTCAAATTCACATTTGGTTGCAAGGAACTTGACAACAANAACTGGGCAGTGGACTTTGGTGGACTGAAACCATTGAGGGCATGGCTGGAGGATCATTTCGATCACAAACTTGCACTGGACATGAACGACCCACATCTAGAGAAGTTCAAGGAACTGGAACAGTTGGATCTCGCAGAGATAAGAATGTTTGACGGAGTAGGTGCAGAGAAATTTGCGGAACATGCCTACAGGTTTGCAGATAATCTTATAACCGTCAATTCAGATGGTAGATGCTGGGTGGAGAGTGTGGAATGTGCAGAACACGGAGCAAACAGTGCCATCTACAAAAGGCCAGAATAAATTTTTATTTGAACTAGTAAGGGTAGGCCTCAATGACAGGGCCTACTACATAAAGACCTACGACACACCGTTAGGCAAGAGGTGGATAGAAGCACTAAAAGACAACCTCAAACAAAAGAGGATACTAGAAAAGAATTTCTGTTTTTTGGGATTCGCAGATTCAAAGAGGAATCTATCATACCTAGTTAAAGAGCTGAACAAGTCAGTGGAACAAATCAACTCATACACGTTTGAACCGGAATACGAAAAGATCCACCCGTTTGCCGTGGACGATTTCCAATACAGTCGTTACCTTCCGATAGGCAAGGGACCAATGTGTCCTGGATTAAAACTTAAACACGATGCATGTAATCTGTTGCATAGATATTTTGAAGAATTACAAGGCACCGCTTGGAGTATGTCTGCTTTTTACAAACAGGCCGATGTTGATACCAAATATGCTATAAGACAACTTAACAACATCTGCCATGAGATCGAAAGTTGGGTCAATGCAGACCGTAAGAATGCGTTTGAGCCAGAATGGATGCGACCATCACAAATTACAACTTTTTTGAATGCACCAAGATATGATTTACATGAGGAAGATTTTGAACTTTTCAAACAAAACAGATACGATAGAGAACTAGGCGGTGTATACCTACACTGGTCGCAGGTCGGCAAGACACTTTATGAAGTGTTCAGGGATGAACATGCACCTGTCATGACAGAAGCACTTTGTTCAGAGATTAATCACCAGAAGTACTACTCGGGAGAGTTTGATGTGGAGTGGGGACAGACCGTGACGGAAGAGCAGGATTTCAAAAAAAAAGAAATGGACGAATATCGAGCATGGCTAAAAGACAACGGATATGATTGGGAAGATCCCAAGCTGTCACTGGGCTACACCAAGATAGGACAAGTGGACCTGCAGAGGACATTTGGAGTCAATGCGACATTCAAAGAAATATATGAGACCATGAGCAAAAATTTAAATATATCTAACATCAAGACAATGTCAAACCGGACCATAGAGTGTGCATATCCATACACACTGGACAGCGACGATTGGCGACAGATACAAATAGAAGGATTGAAAAAAGGATATGAATCACGTAGTATGTGTTAAGTGGGGGATCAAGTATCCTTCGCAGTATGCGAATGTACTCAACAGCATGGTTAAAAGACACACCACAGTGCCTTTTCGATTCCATTGTCTTACAGATGATCCCGCAGGATTAGATCCAGAAATAAATGTAATAAAGCTACCAACTGATCCATGGGTGAAATCTTGGTGGAGCAAGTTATGGATGTTTGCCCCTGAGATGCCACTAAAAGGCAACATACTATTTTTTGATCTTGACGTTGTAGTATTTGACAACATAGATCCGTTGTTCAGTCATCCAGGCAAGTTCAACATAATCAGAGACTTCAACAGGTGCAGGGTAAAGGACTGGAAACTTTCTAACTCCAGTTGCATGAGATGGGAGGCCGGCACAATGGACTACCTATGGAACGAATTCAAAGACAGATCAGCACAGATCATGCAACAGAATCATGGTGATCAGGACTGGATAACCAAGAGGGCCAAAGACGAGATCACATGGTTTCCAGACGAATGGATAAGATCATACAAGTGGGAGATGATAGGATTAAAGGACACGAAACTATTGACCAAAGATGGCAAGAAAGTGTTCAGGGAACCAGTGAAAATAAAACAGGACAACAAAGTGGCAGTGTTCCATGGATCACCAAACCCCATGGAATGCGGTGACCAGTGGGTCATTGACAATTGGAAGTGATGACCAGTTACGGAAAAATAAAAGTAAAGAAAAGCAATCCTAGATTGGATGAGGTACCAGACGACTGCGGGTACATGCAACATTTCGAGTTCAATGTGGACCTTAACAGCAATGGTGTAATGGCAGAATGCATAGACTGGTGCCAACTGCACTGTGAAGGCAAGTGGGGTTGGTGGTTCGAACCTGCAGGTGAAATAGAGAATCCCAAGAACCACTGGGAGGACCAGAACGCATACATGAGTTTTGAAATAAAAAGAGATGCAACGAGATTCTGGATGGCAGTGGGAATACAAAACAGTGGCAACAAACAATGATAATTACTAGTATGAAACCATTTGAAATAACAGAAGAAGCAAAGAATCAAATAGAAAAATTACTACAGAAGAATCCGGACAAGTACGCAGTGAGCCTGGCAGTTTTAGGTGGCGGTTGTGCAGGATTCAAATACGACTGGGGTTTTGCAGACACAAAAGAGAGTGTAGGGGATGGCGATCACACAGAAGACTGGAACACAGGTAAATTTGTTGTGGATGAAACTTCCATGATGTATATTGTAGGAACAAAGATCGATTTCGTTGAAGAAACATTTGGCTCACAGTTTGAAATATCCAATCCCAACTCAACAGCATCCTGTGGATGTGGTGAGAGCTTTGGTGTCTAATGGACACGGCATTCGTAATAGGCAACGGAGAGTCAAGGAACATTTTCCCAATAGAAAGTTTAAAAAGTAAAGGCGTCATCTACGGTTGCAACGCCATCTACAGGGATCATCCTATGTTGTGTGATCACATAGTATGTGTCAATCCGGAAATGTTTGAAGAACTGTCACAATGGCATAACAACGGCAAGGAGTCTCCACAGATACACGGAATGGAAAACATAAGCAAATGGAATTACATCTGTGAGGGTGACAAGGAAACAGAAGTGCCTGATGGATTGAAGATATACAGAGTATGGCGGGGTGGAAACATCAAGAAGGGTGGCAAGATAAAGACCAATGATTTCTCCAAGGCGAGGGGATCTGGTTGCAGTGCCGTGTTAATGGCCGCAGAGTCGGGCATAGAAAATATTGTCATATTGGCGTTTGACATAATGGGAGCCCAACAATGGGAAATGGAAACACCCAGCAGGATTCAGAACAATATCTACAAGAATTCGATAAACTATCCAGGTCGTGAAAGCATGAAGGCGTACCTCAAGTACGAGTGGATGTATCAACTGAGACAGATTTTCCGCAAATTCCCTAACACCAACTTTCACTTTGTCAATAGGAAGGAATACCTAGAAGGCAATCCGTACCTGCGTTGGTACTTCGACCAACCCAACATCAAGTGTGGTATATACGCCGACCTACAGAGATGGATTACCGGTTATCGTGATGACATCCGATGGAAACAGTTATAAGGTAGTGGTACTACTGGCATCTAGCTGATACACCTTACGCATCTTGACACCCACTGATTGTGCGTACTTTTTAGTATCACAGTAGGAACAAACATGTTTGTAATCGTTTGATGCCCTGTCTGGATCCACATGTGCCTTGGGTCTCAAGAAAGTGACACCGCATGAGTCACACTTGAATACGTACACGGTGTTTTTCCTGTGGAAGGTGTGATAAATCCCTAATTTACTCTTGCGTTCGTACAGTCTCATGGTCCTGAGTGTTTCTATGAACATATGTGTATTTAATAAATATGTACAACACATTATGGCGAAACTTAACATAGACACAGGAACACTGGGAAATCCGGCCACAGGCGATACCTTACGTACCGCGATGACGAAAGTCAACACGAACTTCAACGAAGTGTATTCGTTGATCGGTGATGGAACTACAGGATTGATAACGACATCGGTTACCAATGGAGACTTGAAAATCCAGGCAAACGGTGCTGGCGCCATAGAGATAGACAATTTAACGATAACAAATTCTACAATCTCAAGCATAACAACCAATGCTGATCTAACAATCACTGCCAATGGTACAGGTGATATTGTGCTGGGTGCAGTCACGGTAGCTGATAACAAAATTACTACTAATCAGTCCAACGATAATCTTATAATTGATGCTTCTGGTACAGGAGCAGTTGAAATGATACCTGCTGTGGTCTTGATGGCCAATTTGCCCACTAGCAACCCAAATGTTGCGGGTCAGTTGTTCCGAAGCGGCAACGATCTTAGAGTAAGCACTGGCTAATGGCCGTTTAGACATATCATTTAAATCCACTAAATATTGCTAATATGGTACAACAGGTAATAGATGTAGGTGTAAATGCGGATGACGGTACAGGTGATTCCTTGTATGTTTCCGGGAACAAGATCAACGCTAATTTTAATGATTTCTTTGATCTCGTGCCTGTCAAGTCGGACATCAAGTTCTTCGGCAACAACATCACGTCAAGGCTATCAAACGCAGACATCGACGTACATCCAAGCGGAACAGGTTCGATAGTATTCCCGGGCATCAGGTTCAATGACAACAACATAGAAGTCATAAACACCAACGACGACATCAAAATCATTGCCAATGGCTCCGGTCGTGTAACCATAGCAGGACTGGCCTTCGGTGGGACAACCATAAGTTCAGATGATTCCTCAACTATTAACATAAACGAGAACGTGATAGTCGACGGAAGCCTCTCAGTCGAGGATGGCTTCACATTCAGTGGTGCAAAGACTTTTGCCACTGGCATGGACATAGCTACACTCACACTTGGTAACGGTTCGATAGTGGATTCCACTGGAGCGATCAGCTTCGGAAACGAGAACCTGACAACCACAGGAACAGTAACGGCCGGGACGTCTTCCACGATAGGTAACCTTACACTTGCAAATGGATCAATAACCGACTCCGGGGGTTCTATTAGTTTCGGAAACGAGAATTTAACGACTACAGGTACTCTCAGTGGAGGAACAGGTTCAACACTTGGTAACCTAACATTTGCCAATGGATCAATAACAGATTCATCAGGAGCGATCAGCTTCGGCAATGAGAATTTAACGACAACAGGAACGATGACCGTTGGCACACTGGCCGTGGCCAGTGGATCAATCACTGATTCATCAGGTGCCATAAGTTTTGGAAACGAGAACCTGACAACGACTGGAACATTAACGGCCGCAACTGGATCAACGCTGGGTAATCTAACATTTGCCAATGGATCAATCACAGACTCGTCGGGTGCCATAAGTTTTGGAAACGAGAACCTAACAACGACTGGAACATCTTTCGAAATAAACAGCACACTGACCGTGGCCAATGGATCAATAACAGACTCCAGTGGAGCGATAAGTTTTGGCGACGAGAACGTTACAACGACAGGAACCATAGCAAGAGCAACAGGTTCCACTATCGGTAACCTTACGCTGGCAAACGGATCAATAACAGATTCATCAGGTGCCATAAGTTTTGGCAATGAGAACTTGACAACCACAGCAACATCCATTGCTATCAACAGCACACTGACGGTGGCCAATGGATCAATAACAGACTCATCAGGTGCCATAAGTTTTGGAAATGAAAATGTGACAACAACAGGAACCATCGCAAGGGCAACTGGATCCACTATAGGAAATTTAACTCTGGCAAATGGATCAATAACTGATTCAGGTGGATCTATAAGTTTCGGCAATGAGAACTTAACAACGACTGGAACATCCATTGATATCAACAGCACACTGACAGTGGCCAATGGATCAATAACAGACTCATCGGGTGCAATAGATTTTGGTAATGAGAACGTCTCAACGACAGGTACGATTGCTAGGGCAACAGGTTCCACTATTGGTAACCTTACATTCGCAAATGGATCAATTACAGATTCAGGTGGATCTATTAGTTTCGGCAATGAAAATGTAACGACATCGGCTTCAAGCATGGCGATCAATAACACACTGACTGCAGGCAGTGGAGCAATAACAGATTCAACAGGTGAATTTACTTTTGGCAATGAGAACTTGACAACCACAGGAACACTGGACGTGTCAGGTTTGTCCACATTTGATTCAATGGCGGTGTCGGGTGCCACATCATTCGCGGATTCCATAACGGTGGACAATCTTACATTCAACGACAACATAATTTCAACTAGCTCAAACGCTGACCTAAGGCTTAGTCCTGGAGGAACAGGTGTGGTCAACGTGTCAAACTTGACCATAGATTCTTCATTAAGTTTCAAGGACAACGTTCTTAAAGTAACGACTTCTAACGCGGACTTGGAACTTGCAGGCAGTGGTACAGGATTAGTACAGATAAGCGGCATAGACCTGAATTCAGGAACAATAGACAACGTTGTAGTGGGGGCCAATGAACCGGCCGCTGGTGCTTTCGATCCTTTGAACTTCACAACACTGGTGATACCGAACAAGATCACCTTCTCTGGCAACACCATGTCCACAAACCGTAGCAACGACAACCTAGAATTCGAGGCCAATGGTTCAGGACGTGTCGTGATAAATGATTTCAAACTGCCCGGCGCAGATGGCGACACGGGCGGATTCATAAGGACAGATGGAAGTAAAGATTTAAGTTACTTCGTGAACTCAATATCTTTCAGTGAATCCACCATCGTTGATGCAAAGAACACCATTGGTTTCACAACAGAGGTCGTGCTAGACGCCAACCTATCAACAGGTGAGAACGAATCAATAACAGCAGGCCAGAGCATGATCAATGACTTCTCACAGTCAAAATACGACAGTGCATGGTACATAGCTCTAAGCAGACTGGAAGCGGCGGACAGTTCAATAGAGTTCCAGATGCAGAAACATATCGTCGCCCAGGGAACAGCTGACGGGTCAACCTTTGATGCATTCTCTGGTTCATCACAGATCATACGTACATCAGATGATGAGGAAGTATTACTGGCCACCGATGTAAGGGCGGCCAGCGGCAAAGTTAGACTTTTAGGCCAAGGCGGCACACTCGCAGACGGATCCACAACATCAGCCATAAACACACTGCACTTCTTCAGGATCGGTCTAGGTGATAACGACTCCTCAGGTGCACAGGCAGGAAGTACCACGTTAACACAGCAACAGACATTGTTAGTGACGGACCTAGATTCAGCGGCGGCCAATCTAGACACGTTTGCGGCGGACGATTTCAGAGGTGCCAAGTACTTCATATCCATAAACAACACCACAACTAACGAAGTTGAAAGCACAGAGGTACTGGTGGTACATGATGGCACCAACGCCTTTATCCAGGAATTCAACACCGTAATTTCTAACCCAGAAATCACACCACTGGCCACTTTCACAGCGGACATAAGTGGTGGTAACGTGAGACTGCGAGGTGCAAACGGCACAGCAGGTGTATGCAGAGTCACAATGTACAGGGTACTACTGGCAGACGATGAAACAACAAGATCAGGAACACCGATCGCCATAGTAGGAGCAACTTCAATTGGACAACTGGTGGTAACAGACGTAGACCATGTAACCAGCACCATCGTATCAAGACAGGGATTTGGTTCTGAAGAGATATTCGATGAATTTGATTCATCGAAGTATGACAGTGCATGGTATTTGACATTGGCCAAGGACATGACCAGTGGTAGACTGGCATTCCACAAGTATTCTGTGCTACACGGAACAAGTGATGACAGCAGTATTGAAGGGTTCATATCCAACAGTAGTGTGGTCAGGTCAGAGGAATTTGATGTGGTTACTGCGGATGTTGGCGTAGACGATGGTAACATACAGTTGAAGCTCACAGGGATCAACGACGGTTCAACTACCGTGCAGAATTTTATTAACTCATACAGGATAGGTCTAGGTGACGATGACTCAACAGGCTACGCTGGAGATGAATCAGCATTGGCGACGGTGGAGATCAACGCAGACGTTGACAGTGCTTCGGAATCCATAGACACATTCGCACACGCAGACCACAGGGGAGCCAAATACTTCGTGTCTGTGATGAACGCCTCAGGTGGTGAAGTCATGAACATTGAACTACTTGTAGTGCATGACGGCTCAGCGGCCTACATCACTACCTACAACGAACACAGCTCCGGAAACACAGGTGCCGCTTCCACGGACGTGCTGGCGACTTTCACCGCGGCAATATCGGGCGACAACGTTGTGGTGAGTGCGGCAGGTCTAGACACCAATCTAAGAATACACATGTACAGGATTTTACTCGCGGACGATCAGACAGCAACAACAGGCACCAACGTGAACGTGATATCAGCAGTGACCGTTTCCAGTTCTGCCACGACCATAGACACGTTCAGTACCAACACCTATGCCGCGGCACACTACATCATAATAGGATCAGCCGGTGACGGCAAGAGCATAATGGAGGCCACTGTGATCAGCGATGGCACAGAAGCAAGTGTATCTGAAGGTCCGCAGGTCAGTACCAAGGGCACGGCACAGTTGCAATTGACAGCTTCGCACTCCAGCACTACAACCACTTTACAGGCGTCATCCACGTCGGGTGCTTCAACAACGGTCAACTCATACAGGATACACATACCTGTGCCAGCAGGAACACAGTTCACAGAGATTGATTCTTTCGCACACGCGAGCACACAGGGAGCCCTTTACGTGGCAGTCACGCACCAGACCGACAACAAATCGGCCATAGACGAAATTATGGTAGTGACAGATGGAACGGATGCGTACAACCATAGGCATGGTATCAACACAGATTCAGCAACCTCAAATATAACCAATTGGACCTCAGTTGTAGACGGCGACAATGTCAAGGTGAGGGCGACATTAGCGGACACCACAGCTGGTGGAACCATCAATGCATGGCAGGTGCACTTGGACAGGGCGGCGGGTAATCCATCAAACATTGCAACGATCGACACATTCAATAAAACCACACACAGATCTGCGGTTTACAACGTTTCAGTTTCAGATCCCAACTCCGGCGCACTCGGCAACTTTGAGACACTGGAGGCAAGGGTCACCCATGACGGCACGGATGCATACGTGTCCACATTTGGAAGGACAAGTAGCACCGGGTCTGACCTAGTTACGTTCTCAGCGGACGTAAACAGTAACGATGTGAGGCTCAGGGGACAGATAAGTACTAGTAACACGCACGAAGTAATCGTGGTGAGGAGATTAATAAACGTATAGATCATGGCACAGTTAGTATTAAATGTAGGTAGCAACGCAAACGACGGAACGGGAGATACGTTACGGAATGCTATGATCAAGGTGAACACGAACTTCACCGAAATTTATGCATCACCAGGATTCGACCTCACTACCATAGCAGTAACAGGAAACGAAATCAGGGCGACCAGGACGAACGATGACCTGGTGTTTTCACCAGCGGGCTCGGGTGCAGTGCAATTTCCTGCACTCAGGATCAACGGAAACAACATCGAAGGCACAAGAACAAACGAGGACATCAACCTAGTACCATCTGGTACAGGAAGTGTAGTTTTTGGAGCCATACAGATAGCAGGAACCTCCCTGAGTTCAACCGACTCTACTACTATAAACATCAATGAAGGACTTGTAGTGGACGGCACATTTTCAGTGTCTGGGACAACAACATTTTCGGGTGCCATTTCAGCAGGCTCAGGCACCACAATAGGCAACCTAACACTGGCCAATGGATCAATCACTGATTCATCAGGTGCCATAAGTTTTGGCAATGAAAACCTAACAACTACAGGCACACTAACAGCCGCGACTGGATCGACACTGGGTAACCTGACATTTGCCAATGGATCAATAACAGATTCATCAGGTGCAATCAGCTTTGGCAATGAGAATTTAAGCACAACAGGAACTATTTCAGCTGAAACAGGTTCAACACTGGGTAACCTAACACTAGCAGA